TGGATTGGTGGCTAGTCTAGCAGCAGGTGTACAAATGTCAACACTATTATGAAGATTTCTGAAAAACGTGTAATGACCAGGGCTTTTATGTTATACGCAAGAGGGGGGAGCTATTGCTCCCCCCTCTTCATCGTACTCATTCACTCCCCGTGAGCGTGGCCCACAGTGAGAGACGCTGCTTCCGGTAGCAAGAAAAGACAGAACTACTGGAAGAGTACGTAGCAGCGTTACGCTGATACCTTCTCTACTTCCACGCTGATGGTGCGGGGGTAGGGGAAGCTGCTGTTGCGAGCAACACGCTTGTTGATGTCGCTGCGCACCTTTCGCAGTTGCGAAATCTTCTGATACACCGTGGAGGTTGTGGTTTCCAGTTCGGCAGCGATCTTGCTGGGGCGCATACCTGCGTTCCACAACGCTACCAACGTGTTGATGCGCTCGTCATCCCACCGGGCGTACTTGACTGGTGCTACGGGAGCAACAGGTACGACAGTTACGGCGCTCACAAGCTTCTCAACGGGCACGTTGCATTCGTGAGCAAGGAGAGCAAACACCTTGTCACGGGGCATTTCGTGCTCTACCAAGAGCAGCATGAGGGTACGGATATCAAGCGGTTGGGTAGTTGTCGGTTCCATGTTAGTTGACCTTTAGTTGTGTGTATGGGGTTTTAGTGATAACACCGTTTAGTGCTTCCATGTCCAGTTCTCCAAGGGACACAGCCGCATCTACTAGTGCTGCTCGTACTTCGACTGTCGTTATCTTACGGAACATTGAAGCACTGATTATCTTGCTGAGGGCTTCTGCGTCGAAGCTCCTGCGCTCAGCGCTGACCATGGAGATGGTCTTACCTGAGCATTCATATTTAGTTATGGCTTGCGCTAACATCTCATCCTTGAGTTGTTTCTCAAGTTCTTTGAGAGCCGCTGAAGCTGACTCAACGGCTGACTTTGTTGCCAGATATTGTCTGGCGATCTGGTCAAGGGTGGTTGCCATGTGTACACCATACCTTTCGTTGTACACTTTATCCAACGTGTTGGGACTAATTACTTTGTAGTTGTTATGTTCTTCTTGGCCCAGGTCAGGCCATGAAACCGGAAACCGCTTTGCGGAACTCACCAGGTAGCTCCATGATCGAACTAAGCCTGGAGCTGTAATTGGGTTGCTTTTCCTGCAACGCGTACTCGGATACACCGTCGATGCCAACAAGGTAGAAGTATCGACCGGATGTAACCCACGGTGCCAGTGTGGTGACACCCTCCCAATCACCATCGGTAAGGATGAGTACAAGGTGGCGCTTCTTATCAAGCCGTTGCCCGTCCAGCATGTCCAGCAAAGGTGCTGGCTCGGTACCGCCGTTGGCATGAGCTACTGACGGCTGCACTGGCTCGTCATGACGGTACAGCACACCGTAGTTGGTATTGTACGTTGACACTGTGCACGGAATTTCTAGGATGTCACAAGCCTTACGTATTGCCAGTGCACAAACGGATAGCTTGTCGGTTTGGTACATCATGGAGTATGAGGTATCCAGCAGCACAGATACTGACAAGTCGTACCCTAAGCTGCCTGTACCCTCCATGCCTGACCAGTAGTCGGTTTCACCGGGGTCACGAAGAGTGAACGCTACAGGGTCAAGCACACCGTTTTCTTGACGGAACCTCCACGATGGCGACGTGTGGTCGATTAGGTGGTCTAGTGCATTCACAACGCCGTTGGCGATCTCGTCTGCCGCAGCAATCCCTAACGGCTCCATAGGGGTGAGCGTGACATCTTTGCGTAGGTCTTGGCGTAGCTCTTCGTTGATGTGGGTTACAAACTCTTGTGCCTCTCGCTGGGCGCTCTTCTTGATGCGCTCTAGTTCTTCTGCGATCTTTTCTGCAACCACAGAAGAATCAGACTTCCCAGCGCCATCCCCTGGAACACCGTTGGCTCCAGACGTTTGGGAGTCGTGTCCATCGGCTTGTTCAGCCATGCCTGGTGAATCATTCCCCTCTTGCCCATCGTTTTCTCCGTTCTCAGATTGTTGTTGCTGACCACTGCCAGCACCGGTTTGCTTATTCTCTTTGTTATCTTCCCCATTAGAGTTAGAGGGGGTAGGGTCGCCCTCTTCGGGAACCTGCTCAACCCGCTTCTGTTTCCTTGTTGATGCGTGGGAAGAACTACCATCTTCAAAGCTACTGTCTGGATTCCATTCTCTCAGTAGTTCCATAAACCGCACGACTTGCGTAAGCTGCTCCTCGGGTGAGTTCGTTTTGCAGTAGGCGTCAATGCAAGCGTCTATCTCAGGGATAAGGTTTGCGCCTGGTTGCTGCTCTGCTAACGCACGTAGTTCTTTACGCACCTCGTCGTTTAGGTACTTGCGCCCACTTACTAGTGGCCACGAATGGCCAGGGTCATCGGGGTTGATGACCACACTAAGCACAACCTTGGAGTAATAATTGGCCAGCACTGGGGAACGTAGCACCATGGCACGCTCCATGCGCTGATCTTCCAAGATGTTCCAAGCTCTTGATATTTCTTTGTTACCATCCGCACGTATGGTTTTTATGGTATTAACCCCCACAGGGGTACCCTTGACACTCTCAATAAGTTCATTCAATGGCACCGTGTAGACGATGTGGCCACCCTCGTGGTACACCACACCTTTCACTAGGTAGATGAAATCTGCTACTGAATCCATATTGGTAAGATCAATGGCTTTTGATTTGATACCAATATAGATTTTGTCAAAGTCCGTATAACCTGTGGCGTTAAGAAGCTCGGACGGAGGTATTATGGTTACACGAATTTGAGTACTGATACCGAACGAGCCAAGCACTTTGTGGGCAAGTTGCGCTGTACCTAACGTAAGCGCCTCCTCAACCTTTGTCTTGCGATTGCCCATCACCGCCCGTGAAGCCGCCTTATTGAGAGTTTCACGGGCAAACAAACGTTGCTCTACACGCGCTGCGTCGTATTGCCTGCGCACTGCATCAGCGGCACTCTTACGTGCCTTGTTGAGTGCGGTGTTGATCGGTTGTTTTGCCATCAGAATGTCTCCCATCCATTCTTAGTTGTTATTGTTGTTGCGTCAGCAGCAGCAGCAGGGGCTTCCTCAGTGTTCGTATCGGGAACCACGTTTTCTGCTTCGATCATCTGCCGAATTGAACGGTCCCGAATGATCTCTTCGACAATGGTTGATTCGGTGCGGTTGGTGAACTGCCCGCTGAACGCCCACAGTGCGAAGTCAACGCCCAGCCCGATGATGTCTTCTTCCAGGCGCTGCAAGGCTGACGTACCCACAGGCGTTGTGATTGCCCGAGTCTCACGTGCGGCACGCAGCGCCTGACCAAGCAGACGGACGGCTGGTGACTTGATGAGCTTCTTTTCTACTTCCTCGTCGTAGCCCCACGGCAACCATACGAAACGGTTGGCAAACGCTTCGTTCGTGCGGCTCATACCGGCGTAGCCGGGGTTGTAAGTGCACAACACCCACAAGTCGGTGCTGCACTTGACAACCTCAGGGAACCATTCACCGTTATCTTGCAAGACGGGCTTGCGGATGTTGACGAATGACCGCCTGTCGTCAAGCAATGGGTGCAACGCAGCCGTGACGTTACCTGGCATTGCGTTGACCTCATCCAAGTACAAGATGCCACCGATGCGTGCAGCTAGCGCAACCACACCTTCCATCCAACGCAACTGCCCTGACGCATCTGGGCGGTACTGGCCGAAGAGGTCGTGGTCGGTGATAGCAGAGGAACCTGCCAAGGTGAACACAGGCAACGGCTTGGTCAAGCCCATCTTCTTGGCGATGATGTGTGCCATGACATCAACGAGCATGGTTTTACCTGACTGTGTGTCACCAACGAGGCCAACGTTGATTGGATACCCATCCTTACGGCGTTCCCAATAGTGGGTAAGCACGTCGATGTCTTTGATATTGCCAGTCAACGTACGTGATACGTACTCTTTAATGATTTTGGGCCGGTTGGGGCGGAAGCTGTCAAGCGCTGGGTCATCAAGTGATGTGATCATGTGGGCTGAGGTGACGACTTGGCTGGACACTGGCACGATTGGCATGTGCATATGGCTAACCACGGGCGGTGGAAATGCACCGGGGATGTCCAGCAGCTTGGGGATAATCCACTCGTTGCCCACGCTTTCGATGTCTACGAGCATCTTGCGCTGGTTGATGTGCCCGTCAGGCATCACAGCAGGGTCAACGACGGTTGCTTTCATGCCCCCGAAAGGGCCGGACTTGACGACGACCTGCATACCGGCACGCAGGGTTTTGGAAGATGCCATGGTGGTTCTCCTGGGTTGGTGGTTTTGGTTATGTTATCGGATGGTACAACGTAAATCAACTTAGATATGATGTGACATCCGTCACACCTACTCTATAGATTGAATAAGCATCTCCACATTGTCTACCATCCACGGGGCAATACTCTCAATTATGTTATAAAGAGCTATTGCAGTATCTGTGTCATCAGTATCAAATGCGATACTGATCTCGTAGCTACCTGGTTCCATTAAACTCTCCTGTATCTATAGCCGTGGTAATAATGTAATGCTTGGCAGTAGTCATTTCCAGTCAACCGTGCGAGTGATATCAATGGGGTCTTCCCATTCTCCAGTTGGTTTGCGGATGTAGAAATTGTGTGGTTGACCACAGCAACTACAGCCCAGGTCGGTTACACGTTGCTTAGTGGTTTTCTCCCACTGCCTGATCTTGTCTTTTGCATCTTGCAGGCTGGCCACAGGGATTGACGCTTTGCTCGCTAAAGCGCCCAACCACCTCCCATCTTTGAGGGAGGTGCTCCAATGTTCATCGTCTACAAACCAGTTGATTGCCCACCCGTCTTTCTCCATGGCATACCAGTCCTTATCCGCTAACCACCAATCACCACCACTGTTGTTGCTGTCGTACTCAAGGATTCCGTAGTCGTTTTCCATGTTGCGCTCCTATCGGTATGAATCCAACACGCCATCTTGGATGCCTTCCAAGAGGTATTCACCTTCACCGTCGATGAGTTCACCAGTGGTAAAGGACTTATGCTCCAACACATTCCACAACCGTTCGTCAATAGTCCAACGGTCTTGAATGTTGCAAAGCATTATCTCTACTTGCACATCATTGGTTTGCCCAATGCGATGCAAGCGATCTTCGGCTTGGCGCAGTTCTGCTGGCGTCCAAGGCAGTTGCGCTACGACGACACGGCAGTTTATGCCGTTACCGTGCAATGTCAAGCCCACACCTGCTGCTGTAATCTGCCCGACCATTACACGGGCCTTGCCTGACGTAAAGGCATCTACGGATCGCTGCTTTGTATCGTCCGTCATGCCTCCTCGTACTTCTACGCATCCGTACTTGGTCAAACCAAGTGACAACGCATCCATTACGTCATTGTGTTCAGCCACAATGAATACACCACCGGGCGCATCTAACAAGTCGCCCACATGGTCGATCACGCCAGGCACTTTGGCCATGCCAGCAGTGTGGCGCAATACGTTCATGCGTACTAAGGCTTCGTTGCGAGCCGCTCCAGCAGTTTCCTTATCTTCTCCTTGAAGATAAGCAATAAGGTCTTCTTCAATTCTGGGATAATCGCGTGCCGCCTTCCCTTTAGCTTCAATAGCTACCGCTGACCTGCCCTTATTGGGCAAGTCGATTACATCATCGCGCTTCCTGCGAATCATGAAGTCTTGCATTGCTATGTGCAAACCTGGCGTATCGTGGTTGCCACGGTTGCCGAATGCATCTTTCTTAGGGCAATAGTAACTCCAGAACTTGCCCTTGCCACCGATTGCTTTCCATGCTGAGTCACCTAGAATGTCTAGCTGTCCAGCCATCTCTGAGTGCCTGCCGTTTGGCGTGGGTGTACCTGAAAGTAACACCTTTGGGCCAGGCACTGAGTTGGCGATAGTCACCATCGCTTTGGCACGCTTTGTTGCATGGTTCTTGTGACGGTGCGCCTCATCTATGATGAGTGTTTTGATACACCCTGTTAGCGCAGGCTCCCATTCGCTAAGCACGGCGTCACCGATGATGATGACGTCTACGGGGGGCAGTGGCTTGGGGTGCTTGCCTGCGCAGATTGCCCCAGTGAGCCACGGTGCAAACTTCTTGATTTCACGCACCCAATTGATGCGCAGGCTGGGCGGCACCACAATTGCGATGGGCGTAAGTCCAGCCGCTTTGGCTGCTGCCGCTACACCGATACCAACGGGGGTCTTACCTAGCCCCATGTCCAATGCCACGTACGACGCTGGGCGCTCAAGTGCGTATGCCAGTGCCTCTTCTTGGAAGTCCATGAGCGGCAAAGCAAGCCCAACTTTATCTAATGGTGTGTATTGTGATGTTGTCATGCTCATTCCTCCTTAGGTGTATCGTCTTCCCTTTGAACAACACGGACGTATTCCATATCTTCTGTAATATCAATGAGCCACTGCTCATGTGTTCTGTGGTTGTCGGGGCTAGTCATTAGATGCTCC